AAAGCAATTGAAATTATGCTTTCAATGGTGCGTGATTTAAGACCCGCTTCAATTGTTTGTGTTGGCGACAATTTAGATTTTCCAACATTGGGAAAATACATCACTACTCCGGCATATCAACAAACAATGCAGGCTGCAATTGATCGGGCAACAACATTTTGCGCACAATTAAGAGATGCTTCACCATCAGCCAAAATAGTATGGCTTGCTGGCAACCATGAAGAAAGAATGCCAAAATATTTATTGTTAAACGCTGCTGCCGCTTATGGAATTCGTAAAGGCAATATGCCGAATACTTGGCCGGTTCTTACAGTGCCATATTTGGTTCGCATGGATGAGTTTGGGGTTGAATACAGACCTGGGTATCCGGCTTCGGATTTTTGGATTAATGAAAGACTTAGAGTAATTCATGGAGACAGGGTTAAATCTTCTGGTTCTACAGCGAATGTTTACTTAAACAGTGAAAAGACTAGCGTGATTTATGGTCATATTCACAGAATTGAAACCGCTTTTAAAACTCGTGAAGATTTTGATGGCGCTCGTACAACAATGGCTGCATCTCCAGGCTGTTTGGCTAGAATTGACGGTGCAGTGCCGTCAACTAAAGGTGGTGTTGATCTTGACGGAAGACCTCTTGTTAGATACGAAAATTGGCAACAAGGTGTTGGTGTTGTTACATATGAAACGGCGGGACAACATAAATTTCTTTATGAAGTTACGCCGATATATAATGGATGGGCAATTTATAATAACAAAGAGTATTTTGCAAAATGATTAAATTAACTGGTTTTTATTGCAAACGGTGCGGTGGGAAAATGTTTCTTGGTTCTCAATATTATGCTTTCCAAAAAAATTACATAGATATAACCTGTATACACTGTTCTACATCTGTAGATGTAGAAGTCAAAAAAATAAACAAAATACTAAATCATTTAGGATTTAATAAAATTGAGGAAAGATATGAACTTGCAAACAACAATTCTAATAAATAAATTTTATAAATACTCTAACATTATAATCAAAGTTAAAAAAATTGCAAAAAATTTAAACAAAATTACAGCAATTGATTTAACCAATAAAGAAGAAATTATTATGCCATATCAAGGCGCTGAATTAATTATGTATAGAATTTACACTATTGGAGAAGTTGCAAAAATTGTTGAAAAGAGATCAGACACAATTAGAAAATACGAAAAAAAGGGTTTAATCCCCAGCGGAAAAAAATTTAACGAATCTTGTCAAAGTTATAAAAACTGGCGGTACTATGATAGAGATGATGTGTATAATATGGTAGCATTCTTTAGTGAGCGATCTCCAGGTAGACCCGCCCATCAAAGAAATATTAATGTAAAAGCGAATATAATCAAAGTATCAGAAACAATTAAATTAGGAAGGAAATAATATGAAATCAAACTTAAATGAAAATCAAGTTGAATTGTGGGCATCGGTTGGGATTACTAAAAATTTAGGTAATTACGAATCGTTACGGCTTGACGCTGGTGCTCGTGTTGTAGCATCAAGCATTGATGATACCGAATCATGGAATAAATTATGGGACGCAATTGATTCCCAGATTGAAGCAAAATTGCAAGAAATTGATGCGGAGAAATAATTGAATAATTGGAAACAAAAAGCCCTTTGTGCAACCGATTCAAACGGCAAATATTGGTTTTCGTATAAAAAAGAGGAAATAGAATATGCCAAAAATGTTTGTAAAAAATGTAGTGTCAAAAAAGAATGTCTATTATATGCTTGGCAAGAAGACGACATATATGGTGTTAATGGCGGTTTTTCTGAGTTTGAAATACTTCTTGAAACATGGAAGGCGGCAAAAAAGGTAAACGATGCTAACTGGTCAAGAACTAATAAAACACTTCAAAGATTGTTGCAAAAAACAAAATAAATTGTTTATTCCGGATTCGCCAAGGCAAGAATCAGTAGCAGATTCGCTTATAAATTTTTATAAAGAAGAAAATCTTAAGTTAGGCATAGAGTCTTTTATTAAAAATAAACCAGGACCGTTTTTAATTTTTGATTTTGCCATAGAGTCTAGAATTTTTGTGGAAAAAGCAGAGTTTGATAAGAAATCGTTAGAAAAATTTAGATCTATTGTACAGGAAACAAAAAAAAGAATGGATGTTGAGTGAATTACGAAGTAAGATTGTTAAATTCTATTATACAAACACAAAACTATGTTGCCGCCGTTAATGGCGGTGTTGAAAAAGTATTTTTAGAATATAGAGATGTGTGGAATTTTATAGTTGCTCATTACGAAAAGCACAGAAAAGTCCCATCAAAAGAAACAATTAAGCAACATCATCAAGATTTTGAATTTGTATTGACTCCAGAGCCAATAGATTATTATATTGATGAATCTAAAAAGGAATCTTTAGCGTATCAAACTAGAAATATTGTCGCAAAAGCTCATGGTTTAATTAATGATTTTGGACCAAAAGATGCATTGTCTTTCTTAATGGAAGAAACATCAAAATTGTATAAATTTTCATCAAATCTAAAAGATACTGATCTATCTGGAGAGTGGAAAAGTCGTGTTGAAGAATTGAGGTTGCGCTCAACAAACCCAAAGGCTATCGCCGGTGTACCAAGTGGAATTAATGTTATTGATAAAGTTTTTGGTGGCTGGCAACCGGGCGATTTTATTGTCTTGCTTGGTTGGACTGGCGTTGGTAAATCATTTATTGCAAGATTATTTGCCGTTAATGCGTGGAAGGCTGGATACAGACCGCTAATTATTTCACTTGAAATGAATAAACAACAAGAGGGGCAGAGGCTAGATACATTATTAAATAATGGGGAGGGTCACTTTACAAATACTGATTTGGTAAAGGCCAACCCTGAAATTGTTGATAAGTATGAACAATGGGCTGAGGCAACTTTTGACGGGAAACATGCAATTCATTTAATAACATCAGAGGGTCTTGAAATGGCCGACCAAAATATGGTTCAGGCAAAAATAGATCAATACCATCCTGACATGGTTATTCTTGATTATCACAGTTTGTTTGATGATTCTAGTGGGGCTAAAAATGAAACAGAAAAAGCAAAAAATTTATCTAAAGCTTTTAAAAGATTGGCTGTAAAAAACGGTGTTCCTATTATAGATGTTGCTGCGGTAACTATGTCGGAAGGACATTCCGAAAGACCACCAGAACTAGAAGAGGTTGCCTGGAGCAAACAATTAGCCTATGATGCCGATTTAGTGCTGGCAATACATAGGGAGCCATCGTCAGATTTATTTCAAGTTGTTTCTAGAAAAGTTCGCAGAGCATGCCACTTTGGGTTTTATTTAAGATGGAATTTAGAAACAGGTAAATGGAGTGAGGAGTGGGATTTATAATGAATATTATAGTTCAAGGTGAAATTAAAAGTATTGAAGACCTTGATAGATTAAGATCATGGATGGAAGACGAAGCAAAATTGGCTGGTGCTGTTTTTGAAAAAACAAAACTAATTACAGATTATGATCAGAGCAGAGATGTCTATAAATTCAAGTTACTCGCCTAAAAAAATTGAAGAAGAAATATTATCTTTATTTAATAACTATAATGTTGCAATTCAATCTTTTAGTGGTGAAGAATTAAATGTTTATTGTCCATTTCATAAAAATACACACAGCGCTGCAATGTATATTAATACTAGAACTGGTTTATGGCAATGCTTTAATCCTTCGTGTGGGAAAAAAGGTAATTTTAAACAATTATATTTTTATATAACAGGAAAAACATATAGTAAAAATATTGTAAATAATAAATATAATCTTGAAAAAGAATTAAATTATTATTTAAATAAAACTGAAGATACCCAGGAATTATCAATTGACAATTTATTAATTGATTTTGATACTCAAATACATTTGCTACAAACAATGACCGAACGAGGGCTAACTGTTGAAACATTAAAGCATTTTGAAGTAGGATTTTCTGTGGAAAAAAATCGTGTCGTTGTTCCAGTCAGATCTTATAACTATAAACTTGTTGGGTTAATAGGTCGCGCCATAGAACCATCACAAGAGCCAAGGTATTTGTACAATAAAGGATTCAAAAGAGCAGATGTGTTGTTTAACATTCATAACGCAAAATTATTTAACTCTGTAATCATTACTGAAGGGAGCATTGATTGTATGTTCGTTCACCAGTCTGGGTTCCCCAATACAGTGGCTACACTGGGCGCTGCTGTGTCAAAATTTCAAGGCAATATGATCAAAAAGTTCTTTGACAAAATTATTTTATTTTGCGACAATGATGACGCTGGTATGGCAATGCGATATGCTATGATAGAGATGTGCCGAGGTAAAGAAATTTCGGTAGCAAGTATTCCCGATGGGTTGAAAGACCCAGCGGAAATGAATAAAGAACAAATAATAAATGCAATTAACAATAAACAAATTATCATATAGGAGAAAATATGTCATTTCAATCACTTAAATCACTAAAAGACTTAGAAAAGTCAGTAACAAAAAATAATACATCAAACGGAGCTAAAAAGTATTTTACTGTTCAGCCAAACCAATCTTTCCGAATTCGTTTTCGTCAAGAATTGACTGAGGATTCAAAATACTTTAACGAGAAAATTGGAACAGCAATTAATGTTCCAGTAGTTACATCGCCAATTAATTGGAAATGGAAGGTTGCATCAACTGCGGGACTTGAAAAATTCAATTATCGCTGTTGGGGCACCGAACAATCTGTTGTTGATAAAGCCTGGAGACCAAAACCGCACCTGTTAATTAATATTGCTGTTGAAACAGAGCCGAATGTGTGGGAGCCAAGGGTTCTTGATACAACATTTAATCAACGCCATGTTGGTTTAACATTAATTGAATATGCAAAAGAATTTGGAACAATTGTTGACAGGTATTATAAATACTCACGAACAGGTTCATCGGCAGCAGACACTAATTATTCATTAATCCCATTAGATGTTGCGCCAGAATCAAAAGCAATTTCTGAATTACAAGTTCACCAATTGGATAGTGTTTATATGACTTTGCCGTATGAAAAACAACAAATTTTTCTTACGACTGGAGAAATAAAAGACGCTTGGTAAAATAATCTCTGGATCACCAGTGGATTAGGGTGTATAGCCCAACGGCAGAGGCAGTTGACTTAAAATCAACAAAGTATGGGTTCAAATCCCATTACACCCACTATGAAAAAAAATATTATTTTAGATTTAGATGGTGTAATATCTGATATAGACACTGCTATATCTGAATACTTGCATCATGACTGCGGAGTTGGTTTTGATTATTCAAAATGGCTAACAACGGATACAAAAGATGAAGAAGCTTTACATTTATTTTCTAATCCTCTATTTTGGAAAAATTTAAAACCATTTGAAGACGCATGGCACCAAGTTAATTATTGGTTTAGTGAAGGTATTAATGTTCATATTTTAACAGCAAGAAGAATGCCGGTTTCAATGGAAGCCACTATTCCTTGGTTAAACGAATGGAAAATTAATACTCTAATTCCTAAATTTAGTTTGTATAACGAAAAATATAAAATGGCTAAAGAGATTAATCCTGTTTACATGGTTGAAGATAATCCTTCTGAAGTAGAAATTTTGCTAAACAATGGTGTTAATTGTTTTTTACGAAAAGCGTGGTATAACGAATTTTATTGGGATAAATTACCAACTATTGATACTTTGTATGATCTAAAATTATAACATGCTAGATTTTGTTCATCTACATTGTCATTCTGAATATTCTTTATTGGATGGGATGTCCACACCAGAAGAAATAGCAAAAATTACAAGCACCAACGGGCAAGTTGCCGCTGCAATTACAGATCACGGCACAATGGGCGGTGTATTAAAATTTCAAGATTCGTGTATTAAACATAATGTAAAACCATTATTTGGGATTGAGGCTTATTTTGTGCCATCAATTGATGCAGATACTGAAGATAGGTCTGAACGGTTTCATTTAATTTTATTGGCTAAAAATAATGAAGGTTTAAAAAAGTTATTTCAAATAAATCAAGTGGCTTGGAGAAACAATTTTTATTATAAACCAAGAATTGATTTTTCTTTGTTAGAACAGTTGGTTGATGGCGATGTTGTAGCCCTTTCGGGCTGTATGGCGAGCGCTATATCAAGATCAATTATGGCGGGGGATACAAATAGAGCCCAAGAATTATCAGAACGATTTTTAAAAATATTTAAAGATGATTTTTATTATGAAATACAAGCGTGGAACCCAAAAGAATTAAACGATGGTTTGATTGATTTGGCAAGTTCATTTAACAGACCTGTATTGGCTACAGCGGATTGTCACTTCCCTGCGCATAAAGATCGGGGTTGCGAAGAGATATTGCTAATGCTTTCCCAGTTCCCAAGTCTTTCTGCCTCGGACCAAAGACACGCTAAAGATCATTCAAATTGCCTACATAGTCCTTCTTTAGACATAGTGGCAAAAATTAATAATATGTATCCTAACAGGCATCTTAGGTTTGATTCTATTAACCCATATATTGCCAAAGCCGAAGAAGTGGCTTCATGGTTTAAAGAAGCCGGTTACGACAGAGTTGACATTCTGGAAAATACAATAGAAGTTGCCGATAAATGCGTGGCAAAGATTGAAAAACGCAAGAATCTTCTGCCTAGGTATATGAAGGCAATAAATTCTGATGATTACTTGTCTGAAATTGCAAAATTTAGATTACAAGAACTGGGGGTGACTGAACAGGTTTATACAGATCGGCTGGAAGAGGAGTTGGCGGTTATTAAGCAACTCGGCTTTTCAGACTATTTCTTAATTGTGTGGGATTTGGTCAAATGGGCTGACAACAATAATATTGGGCGAGGCACTGGTCGCGGCTCTGTCGGCGGAAGTTTGACGGCCTTTTTGTTGGATATTACACAAGTTGACCCAATTAAATACAATTTGCTGTTTTCTCGTTTCATAAACCCCGAAAGAAACGATTATCCCGATATTGATTTGGATTTTGAAGATAAAAGGCGTGATGAAATCAAGAAATATCTTGCCGTTCGTTGGGGTGAAAATAATGTTGCGGCAATTTCAATTTATGGCACCTTCAAACCCAAAAGCGCCGTAAAAGATGTAGCAAGGGTGCTACAAGTGCCGTTTGCCGAAATTAACTCAATTACCCCGTTTTTTGAAACCATTGATGAACTTAAAGCCACGGACAAAGGCAAGGTTTTTATCAACAAATATAAAGATATTGTGCCGATTGCCTCAACTCTTGAAAACCGTATTCGCACCGCAGGCATCCATGCTGCTGGCATGGTCGTTTCTTCTGTACCATTGGCAGAGGTTTGCCCGGTTGAATCTCGCAAAGACTCAAAAGGAGGGGAGCGGTCTGCCGTTACAGCCTTTGCTATGGAAGACGCAGAAGCCGTTGGGCTTATTAAAATTGACATTTTGGGTCTAAAGACCGTATCTGTAATTAAAGATTGCTTAAACAAGATCCTAGAGCGTACAGGGCGTGATGTAAGGTCACAATCCCTGGCTCTTGACGACCCCAAGGTGTTTGAGAATTTTACCAATGTCAATACGGTTGGTATTTTTCAAACAGATGCCGCAGCCTATCGCAATTTGATTGAACGCATGGGTATTGATAACTTTAATGATCTTGTCGTATCAAATGCCCTTGTAAGACCAGGGGCTTTATTGTCTCAAGGTCAAAGATATATTGATTGTAAAAAAGGTCAAAAAAAACCAAAATATGCAAATGATATAGTTAAACCAATTTTGGAAGAAACATATGGAACAGTTATTTTCCAAGAGCAATTAATGCAAATGGCAGTGCTTTTGGCAGATTTTACATGGGCAGAAGCCGATTCGTTGCGTAAAATTATTGGTAAGAAAAAAGATATTAATGAATTTGCTAAATACAAAGAAAAATTTGTTAGTAACAAATATTTAACTGCCGCGCAATCTGAAAGATTGTGGTCTGAATTTGAAATGTCGGCACTGTATATGTTTAATAAATCTCATGCTGTTGCTTACTCTCTAATGTCCTATCAGACGATGTGGTTAAAAATTAATTATCCGCTTGAATTTATGTGGGCTTTGCTTTGCAATGAATCTGCGTCGGACAAGATTACTGCATATTTGATGGAAGCCCAGCGTTTAGGGTTAAAAATATATGCTCCAGACATTAATAAATCAGATGAATTTTTTTCTATGTCTACTGCCGAAGAAGAAGAGGGTATTCGGTTTGGTTTGTCCAACATAGCAAATTGCGGTGTAAGCGCAATAGAAGAAATCAAAACAAAAAGACCGTTTAGTTCTTTTGAAGAATTTGAACACAAATGTTCTAAATCGGCTGTTAAAGCCCCATTGAGAGAAAATTTAGATAAAATTGGTGCCTTTAAAAGCATTGGTCATGTTTCGCAATTTGATCACGAAAAATATTATCTGCCAGTGCTTGGGTTTCCAATTGAATCAAGCCAGCACAAAACAGTAATTGATGAATTTGTAGAAAATGCTGTTGATTTTCATGAAACTATTTCAAATCTTACTTTAGTAAAAGCAGTTGTGCGGTCTACAAAGAAGGCTACAAATTATCTAAGAGTTGAGCTTGAAGATCATTCCGGATCTTGCACAATATTTGGAGAAAGAAATACAGAGTTGGCTCAACGAGATTATGTTTATGCGCTTATTGGTGACAGAACTCTCCATGCGTATTGTGATGTTTATAACGCAGAAGATTCAAATTTATTTAAAATTATGATGTTAAAGAAAATTGGCATTGACCATGAACATAAATGGCTTTATGATAGCGGTCTTGGTTTTGTAAATGATGAAAAAACTCTTGCGTATATTTTTAATATTAGAAATTTTGTTACATCGTCTGGAAAAGAAATGGCAAGTGTTTATTGTTGGGATGGCAAGCAATTTTTTAAGATTGTAATATTTTCTACAGTCTATCAAAAGGTAAAAAATTTGTTAAAGGAACACAGCTGGTATGCAATTCGTTTATCTAAAATTGAAGATAAAAACACATTGAACAGGCTTGATTCTTTCAAACTTGAATCGGCAGATAAAATTATTTTAGTAGATGACTACATTAAAAGAAAAAATTTGGTTAAAATAAATGATTAAATGGATTGATGCCACCATGATTGGGCGGGCAGACGGCTATGGCAGTGTGTCCGATAATTTATGGAATATTTTTAAAGAAAGTGGCCTCCCGATTGAAAGATTACAACCACATATAGATCAATCTATAGAAAAAATGCACTATAATAATTTAGGCATTGGTTACACAAGAATTTTGCCTAGCAATCAAGATGGTATTGTGATTAATCATTGTACGCCAAATGAGTTTATTAATTTTAAAAATTATTCCGTTGGTATGACTTATTGGGAAACAAACCTTTTCCCAATTGATTGGATTGATAATTGCAACAGGATGGATGAAATTTGGACAACTTCTAAAGCAATGAAACATGTTTTTATTAACTCAGGTATTACTAAACCTGTTTATAATTTTGAATTGGGCGTTGACCCAAAAATATATTTTCCTCAAAAAAGAACTCCGCACAATCAATTTACCTTTCTTTCTCTTGGTTCACCGGCAACCCGTAAGAACTCTCAGTTATCGGTGAATGCGTTTTTAAAAGTTTTTGGAGACAATAACAACTATGAACTTATTTATAAATCAAATGGGCCGCAGGATGCAAGGATTTATAAAAATGGCATTATGCACCCCCTTGAGCATCCAAGAATTAAGGTAATTAATCACGAAGTAACAACTGAAGAACTTGGAGCAATCTATGACAAAGCAGACTGCTTGCTATATCCCACCAGTGGTGAGGGTTGGGGGTTAATTCCGTTTCAAGCAATTGCTAAAGGAATTCCTACAATTTGTACAAATGCTTTAGCTTGCACTGAATTTGCAGACATGTCTGTTCCTCTTGATTTTAAATGGGGAACTAAAAATATGACCGGCATATATCAAAACGCTGGAGAGTGGGCTGAGCCAAATTTTGATGATCTTTGTGATAAGATGTTGTATGTAGTAAATAATTATGCCAAAGTATGTGATAAAACATATCAAGGCGCTGAATTTATTAATCAAAATATGACATGGGAACATGTTTCTCAAAAATATATTAAAAGAATAAAAACTATTTTGGATCAAGCAAAATGAAATTAACGATATATATCCCTACATTTAATAGACCAGATATTGAGCCGTGTTTGGCATCTATTGTTCCGCAACTCACGCCAGATGTGGAAATTATTGTTAGTGATAATGATCCCAATGGCTATGCGGAACAATTTGTTAAAAACTTTCCTCAAGTTCAATACAGTAAGCGGCTAAAGAACATTGATGGTGATCCAAATATACTTCGTGGTATCACACAAGGTGTTGGTGAGTATATTTGGGTTTTTGGTGATGATGACACGATGTTGCCTGGGGCTATTGAGATGTTGTTGCCGATGCTAGACGGTGTTGATCGTGTGATTCATTGGACTGCAAGCAGCGGAGAAGTTAATGCTGGGTTCTCAGGCAAGATATGTGATTATATGAATGAATTAAAAGATAAGTCAATTCTTGTTGCATCAACAACCATCACTTCTAATGTGTGGCGTAGGGATGCTATGGATTTTGGTTTGGGGTTGGCAAAACTTGACACTAGATATCCGTTGGCTTGGGCTAGTTTGCGTATGGAGACAATCAAAGTTATGCCAGCACCGACTTTGACAATTGGTGCTATCTATCGCAATAATGCGTTCTCGTATTTTCAAACCGTGATGGATGAGTATTTGCAGGCGTGGAGTCTTGCTGTTGGCGCAAATCTAATTGATTTAAATCATGCAGATAAATGGAATTTTGTAAGCGCTTCACTTCGTGAAATATGTATATGATTAGATATACCAAACTTTTAATAAAGGAGAAATATGTTAATTGTAGATAAACGCAAAGGCGATTCAATGCCGGTACATGAAGTGATACCGACACCAAGCGTTGGTTTGAACAGGGCTTTAAATGGTGGATTAAATTCCGGGGCAAGCCATTTGTTTTGGGGAACGCCGTCTGTTGGTAAGACAACAATGTGTTTTAGAATTATTGCAGAGGCTCAAAGAATGGGATATAGGCCGGTAATTGTTGATTCAGAATCGTCGTACAATGATGAGTACGCCAAGAAATGCGGTATTGATATTGACGATGTAGTAATTATTCAATCAACCGTAGTGGAAGATATTATGAAAAGCATTATTGGATATCTTACTGATGATAAAGAAAAACACATTTTTTTATTTGATTCTTTGTCCAATATTGTTAAGGAAGAATTTTACGACAAGCCCGAAGGTGGTAAGGCAATGGGGTTGGCGGCTCGGTCTCAGGGGTATTTTTTACAAAAACTTGTAAATTACCTTCATAAAGAGCGCAATATTATGTTGTTTGTAGCGCATCAAACCGTTGATCTTAGCGGTATGTACGCTGTAACTAAAGCCAAAATGGGCAATACTGTTCACCATAATATGTCCAATATTATTAAATTGTTTTTATCTATGTCTAAGGGTGAAATGGAAAGAGAAGAAAACAATATGATTGTTAGTCAAAAAGCAACATGGACTGTTGAAAAAACAAAACAATGTCCAACAATTGGCAGTACCGGATATTACTATGTTCTTCCACAATTGGGTCAAATTGATGTGA